TCATCAGCCATGATGTTGCCCTAAGTGATTTGGAGTCATTTTAACTCATCCAAGAATGTTGACCACCATAATTTAAGTTCAGCCTTGGCCTTCTAGCCTGTCTCGGCTCATTGACCATCAAACCTATGTATCTAAACGCATCAGCGCCATGCGAGTAATTGTCGTGCAAGGGCGTTCTGCTGAATTGCTTAGTCTCTGGGTCTACATCGTAACGGTAATGCCTCAGACATTGCAAGCCTTCGTGACAGTTCTCCCTGTCAAACCAACAATTGATGAAGATTGTCCTAGCCGCATTAATTGAATCAAGAATGGGCGTTTTGGGGATTATCTTGGTCTTGTACCCAGCGGCTCTCACGATTTCCTCAATGCTTCTGCCGTTGGCTGCCAAAGTCTTGTTCTCTGCGTCATGGGGAAGCCATAGCGTGTCGTACATATACCCAAAGGTCTGCATCTTAGCCAGGTAGTCGCTCATAGTCTGCTGATTGCCCTCAATGTAGCGAATTAGGCGGGTTTCCATGCCTATGAACTGTAAAAACCAAATAGCCGTAGCATCAGACCACCCAAGGTCAAAGATGGCGTGAACTGGCTTTGTCGGGTCATAGTTCACTTTGGTAATGCGCCCGTCTAGCTCTGCCATTTGCATTTCTTTGGCAAAGATAGCCCCATCTACGGTCTGTCTGCACAAACCTTCCCAAACCACGTTATAAGCCTGTGGATCACGATGCTTGAGGGCATCTTTCTCAAGTTTCAGCGTTTCGGGAAACCACGGGTTATCTGACCAGTTGACCTTTTGAACAATGCAGTTCTCAGGCGGGTTAAGCACAAATCTCTGGTAAGTCTCGTCAGTCTCCAACTCAGGGTTAAAGGTAATCCATATCTCTGAGTTTTCTTTGCGAATGGTAGGGATTAGCACATTCCATGACATTCGGCTAGTTGTCTGTGCTTCCTCAACCCAACAAATATCAACGCCTTCATAGGACTTCACATTAGCCACGTTGTTCTTCAGGCCGACAAAGCTAAACTCTGTCCCGTTCTTTGCCCTGATTGATGCCTGGGTGATTTCGTAGAACCCCAATAGTCCTAATGCCTCAATCTGATCGCACAGCAGCTTGTGGACTGAATCTTTGATGGATGTTTGGAATTCACGGGCGCAAAGCACTCTAATCGGGGCTTGAGCGCCTTTAATCAGTAACGCCCTAGCAACCCCCCATGACTTTGCCCCGCCTCGTCCACCGTACAGGACTTTATAGCGTGAGGGCTTAAACAGGCATTGCAGCTTTAACGGGAATTCCGCTTTGGCAATGGATTGGGCGACTTCACTCACTTGGCTTCACAAATGACACTTGGATGCCTGACAGGAACGGTGCGCCATCTGCACCCGTAATCTCTTGTTTCACTTGCTCACGGTACTTTTTGGGAAATCGTGCAGCCATAGACCGTGACCAAATTGTTGCGTTGATCTTGTCGCTTTCTTTGTTCTCAATCATGTGGGTTTGGGCAATATCCTCCCACCATTGCAGCTCAAATTCCTTTGCCATGTCCAAGGCGTGTAAAAAATCTTCGTGCTGATCACGCCAGTTGTATAAAGTTTTAGTCCCAACGCCCAAAATAGCACCAATTGCCTCAACACTCTTGCCGATCTTGCCCAATGCAATCACTTCCTCACAATACTCAGGCTTGTAGAGGGATGGGCGACCAACAGGGCGTTTTTCGGTTGTTTCAGTCATCGTTTTGATCTGGGTGTGTAAGGTTGTGGGTCATATCCCATTTCATAAATGGAATCCCCATTAGTAAACAAATCTCTTGCTTTAGCAGTTTGTTTAATAAGTTTGTAATTGCCGTTCAAAGCACCCAAACCATGCTCAATTGCATATTCTCTGTCAGTAGTTACCCAATCGCCTTGATTGATCTTTGCGCCACGGGGAACGTCTTTAGGCACAGCACGATAAATTGTGACGGGTCTGTCAGGACGATCTTTAAATGATTGAAGTTGACGAATAACTCTTGCGTCCCTTGCGTCATTCATTCCATGACCATAAAGCCTTGGGGCTTCAAAAGAATAAAAGTCATCAGGATATACGCCACTTAAATCATGCAATGGTTGCCCACTACCTCTAATTGGGGCTTCATGTTGTCCTTTATAAGGATCAGCGGTTTCAGGCAAAGCTGCGGCTTTTACATTATTTGGATTGTTTAAAGGGGCGTTATCTCTTGCTTTTAACAATTCTTGGTAACGGTCAAAATTCTCTTTGTTTGGATTTGCTTTTAAATCCATAGAGGCTTTATTCAACAAACCACCAAAGTCATGGTAATTTTGCGGAAAGCCTTTAACCGCTGTCATGCCAATTGGGTTGTAAGCGCTAGCCATTTGTTTGGCTAATGCTTGAGTCTTTGGCCCATAGTTAATACCTTCTGCCTCGGTAGCCTCATAAAGCTGATCCCTAGCCGCATTTGCCCTATCCATGCCGTAGCCCGCCATTTGTTGCAGACTAGCGCCTGGGTTTTGAATAAAATCAGCGCCCCTACGCTTGGTAGAGTCAATTAGGCTGTAAATGTCGGCTAGTGTAGGCATAAGTCACTTTTTAGATGATTTTGCCTTCATTTTAGACGCTTCACGTTTTTCTGCATAGGCTATTGCCACGGCTTGTTTGACAGGTTTGCCCGCCTTAACTTCCGCTTTGATATTCTCTTTGAACGCTTTAGGACTCGCTGATTTCTGTAGGGGCATCTTGTTTCTCCAATTCGGCTAACCAATAATTGCAGTCTTGTAATGCACCGTTGATCATGTGCAGCTGCGTTTCTAGTTGTTTACCCTGAGTCATCAAGGTTTCAATTTGTTTGTTAATTGCTTCTTTGTTCATTTTCTTCCTCCATTACAAAACATACATCTTGCCAACTCATCTTGAGTAAGCGCTCGTCATTGTGTTTGATTTCCTCAAACTTTAAATATTCGTCTTTGTATTGTTTGGCAAATGTACCAAATGTGATGCGATCACCGACATTTAAGCCTTCAGCCTCAGCTTCAGGGCCTACCGCAATCACCACCCCACGGCTATCTGCTTCTGCCGATTGGATAATCAATGTGTCGCTCAATGTGCGTTTTTCGGGACGCACAAGAATTTTGTCTCTCAAGGGTTGCAAGTTCATACTGCCACCTTTGCGGGTCTGCCACGCTTCTTGGGAAAAAAAGTACCCGCCTCTAGGACGGGTAAAACATCCTCTGTCTCAGGGATGGCAACTAATTCAAATTCACCGCACCACTCCGTGTAGTGTCGGTTTTGGTAAGTGGGGTAGCGTCTGCACTGGCCCATTTGACCTATGTCATTAAAATAAACACAAGCCTTACAATTCTGTTTAAGCATGGCAAATCTCCTTTATTTGTTGTGCCTAGAAGCCCATTGAGTCCTGCATGACTCTTTGGGTTTCGCTATTTTAGCGGTACTCAGATTTGGTTTTAGTGTAGCAAATGCCTTCGGTACGACCAGTGTTGAACTGTTTGTCAGCGCCCATTTTGTCTTCTTTACCCATAGCTACACCGCCACGCATTTTTTCCATGCGCTCGCCTGAACGGTCAGAAGATGTTGCACCTTTGGGGGGTGTTGCACCAGTTGAGCTTTTAGCCATTGTTGTGTCTGCTTTTCCCATGATTTTTCCTTGCAAAGAATTTATGGTTTTGACTTTATGTCCAATGTGGCACAATGTCAATCACCATTTTAACAGGAATTATCATGGCTTCAAAATTTACTATTACCCCAGCTAAGTCAAAAACTCCCCGTGAGCCTATGCACTATGAAAAGGTTTCTGAGCATCGCTCTGAAATGTCACGCATTAAAGCTGTGGAAAAGGAATTAAAGCGCCATGAGGCTCAAGGCTTAGACAAGGCTCACAAGGGTAAGTGAGGAATTGGCACTTCGGTAGGCCATCTGTCTCCAAGTGCCTCAATTGTTGCTTTGTGGGCTTTTAGCCACATTTCTTTGCGCTCGTCTTTGGATAAATGCGCCCCCTGGTCAATTTCATAGTGGCATTT